GGCATGGATGCTGATCTAGTTGAAGCCTACAAACATTATCGTGCCGCAGATTGGAAACGTATTTTTGCTTGGTTAGATGGTTTGTTTACTGCTATTGAGCAATACCGCGGAGTAAAAAAAGCCAGCAAGAAGGCTCGTGTTAAAAAAGCACCTAGTAAAGAAAAGCTGGTGAGCAAGCTCAAGTATTGCAAAGATTTTCCGCAGTTGAAAATTGTGAGTATTAATCCTGCAGAAATAGTTGGAGCACAAGAGCTCTGGGTGTACAACACCAAGACTCGTAAGTTAGGCAAGTACATAGCCAGCAACAGCGACGGTTTTGTTGTAAAAGGAACCACAATTGAAAACTTTACAGACAAGAGTGTGAGTAAGACTCTGCGTAAACCTGAGCAACAGCTATTGGAATTTACCAAAAGTAACAAGGTGCAATTGCGTAAATTTTTAGAAAGCATCAAAGCCACAGAAACACAGCTAAACGGGCGCATTAACACAGATACTGTACTGCTGCGTACTCAATAATCTTCAACCCCTGCTTGCATAAATACTGCAACAGGGGGTTTTTATGGCCACACTAAAGTCAGGACTTAATTCTAAACAACATTTGATTACCGACAGCTTGGGTACACCAGGTCCGATTGCCTATGATGAAACACAGTACGATAGTGTATCACTCAAACGCAAAGAAATAGAAGACTATGTGCGCTTTCGTTTAGGCGATGGTATGGTAGATGTTGAATTGGATCCTGATCATTATAGAGTGGCCATTGATAGAGCACTACTACGTTACAGACAACGAGCCGGCAATGGCGAAGAAGAAAGTTACGCTTTCCTAGAATTGCTGCCAGAAACACAAGAATACATCCTACCAGAAGAAGTAATGACTGTACGACAGATTTTTCGTAGAGGCATTGGCAGTGTTACTGGCACAACTGCTAGCCAGTTTGAACCGTTTGCAAGTGGTTATTTGAACACATACATGCTGGTAGCCGGTCGTGTTGGCGGGTTAGTGAACTACGAACTATTCAGTCAATATCAAGAATTAGCCATGCGCATGTTTGGTGGGCACATGAATTTTACTTGGAATCCAATGAGTAAAAAACTCACTTTGGTACGTAAAATTCCCGAGACTGGGCATGTGTATAAAAGAGTGAGCACTCTCACAGCCGACAACACTGCTGTTGGTAGCACAATCACTATCACATTCACTGATGCTTGGAACGAAATCGCAGTGGGCTCCACTTTGGTTATTGCCAACTGTCCAGTTACTGGATACAACAATGCCTACGAAGTTCTTACTGTGGATAATGATTCCAAGGTATTCACTGTAGAGGCACTGAGCAATCTTGGATCTACTGCGGTCACTGGCAGTGATAGAGATCGTACTAGAGCTTACAGTCCTCAGAGCGACGATCCTGCTGAGACAGTACTGCTACACATATACAACAAAAAGCCAGACAGCATGCTGTTAAATGACAGTAGAATCTTTCCATGGCTGCAAGATTATTCATTAGCAGTTGCCAAAGACATGCTAGGTCAAGCTCGCGAAAAGTTTGCTACTATAGCCGGACCACAAGGCGGTACACAATTAAATGGTGGGGCCTTAAAGACAGAGGCCAAGGCAGAAATGGAAGCTCTTGAAGAAGAACTAAAAAGATTTTACGATGGCAGTATGCCATACACCTGGGTAATTGGATAATGAAGATAAAAGAAATTATCACCGAAGTAAGAGCAGGAAGTATACCTGACAATTTTAAACAGTCAAGTGCCGGTCTGCACACTTTCAGCGATGCGGAAAAAGCTAATACCGACTACACACATTATAGATTAGGGCTAGCACTAGCCTGTGCAGACGGTAAAGGACAACTGATTGACATGGATCCAAAAACCTTTTATGGTAAGAAACACACCGCCCATCCTTACACTAAAGAAGAAGGAGACATGCTCAAACAGAGCTACAAATTGGTTGGAGCAAACTACAAAGATCTTAATAAAGGCAATTTGAACAGCATGGAAGTGTCTGACACAAATAAAGTGAGCCCAACAGCCAAACCTAAGAAAAACAAATACGGTGTTTGACCACCGAAGCATTTTAGTTTATAATGCCCCTAAGGGGGCATTTTTTATGATCATTGGTATTTCAGGATTTATAGGGTCAGGCAAAGACACAGCAGCCAATTACCTGGTTGGTTTTCACGGATTTAGACGAGACAGTTTTGCAGGCGCACTCAAGGACGCTGTGGCCACAGTGTTTGGTTGGGATCGCGAATTGCTAGAAGGGCTCACACCAGAAAGTCGTTCCTGGAGAGAACAAGTAGATGAGTGGTGGGCCAAGAGACTGAACATGCCACACCTGACTCCGCGTTGGGTACTACAGCACTGGGGAACTGAAGTGTGTAGACAAGGTTTTCACGACGATATTTGGATTGCTGCTCTTGAAAACAGATTGCGACAGCGCAAAGGCGATACTGTGATCACAGATGTGCGTTTTCCTAACGAGATCAAATCTATTAGAAACGCAGGCGGGATTATCTGTTGGGTAAAACGCGGCCCACTGCCCGAATGGTATGACACTGCAATACTGGAAAATACCACTCCTTTGGACAAGCAATGGTTACTAGAAGATGCACATCAGTTGATGCCTCAGAAGTATCCTAAAGTGCATGCCAGCGAATGGGCCTGGGTTGGTACAAGATTTGACTATGAAATTGACAACAACGGCACAGTTGAACAGTTGTACGATCAACTTAAAAGTCTGATACCCGCTCAGCAGGCTTCCATGGTAAACGCTCTAGATATAATACTTGCTGGCAATTAAGACACACTGTTCTTAAATTCACACGATCTACATTTTTTAAGTTACCGTCCACATGATAAACATGCAACTGTTTGTCAGGTAATCTAGCCACAAAGCCGCAATGATCACATGCGGCTTTTTTTCTATAGCCCGCACGATACCAAGCCGGACGTTTGGCTGCAACTTGCTTGCCTTTGCGTAGACAAATATCACACCTGCTTCTGTAATGTGTGATTCCTTCCTTAACATAGTTTACCGCCACATCCCTGGCGTTACAAGCTGGACAAAGACCTCTGGATTTCATAGTAATAGTTATGATAAACCTTTGCAAAGGGCACTCTAATCGCCCAAAATTACCACTTCCAAATAAATATCTATAACATGATTTTTGTCAAAGGAAAATAACATGGCAACTTTAGTTTCTCCAGGTCTAAGTGTAACAGTTACAGATGAGAGCCAGTACGTACCAGGCGGTCCAGGTACAGTACCTCTAGTGATTCTAGCAACAGCACAAGACAAAACTTCACCAAGTGGCGGTACTGCTACTGGTACTACCGCAGCCCGAGCAAATACCTTACAAGCATTTGGCAGTCAGCGTGAGCTGATCACAGCCATGGGATATCCTGTGTTTAAAACTGCTGCTGGTAGCCCTGTGCATGGCGACGAACAAAACGAATATGGATTGCAAGCGGCCTACAGTGCAATGGGTCTTGGTAACAGAATGTTTGTGCTTAGAGCTGATATTGATCTTGATCAACTTACACCTACCGGGGTAAGACCAAAAGGACTAGTTGATGACGGTTTCTACTGGTTTGATCTTACCACATCTGATTTTGGTGTGTTCCAGTGGAATGCATCAACACAGGCTTTTACAAAGCAAACAATAACAGTTTTAACATCAACAGCAGATGTAAATTCTCCTGCAGGTGCCGGCGAACCTTACACTCCAAAAGACAGTGTAGGCGAAATTGGTAGTTATGCAGTGATTGCAGTTGATGATGACAATCCTCTGTTTTATAAAAATGCAGACAATGTTTGGGTAGCAGTTGGCTCAATAGATTGGCAAAAGGCTTGGCCTACTGTGCAAAGTTCATATGCAACTTATGCTGGAAACGAAGTAGCAGCAGGCACACAAGTCACAATTAACACAGTCACCGTGACTATTACCGCAGCCGGCGCAACTGCCACAGGCACTGAAGTGGTAACAGCAATCAACGCTGCGTTTGCAGCCAACTACGGTGACGGTATCCGTGCAGAAATTGATACCAACGGAAGACTAATCATTCGCGCCACTTCAGATGCAATGAGCGACGGGTCTACTGCTGACGGCAAAGTTATTATTGTTGACGATGCTGGTGCAGCCGATCTAGGACTAGATGGCGGCATTGAAGCCTGGGCACCAATTCTTGATTTTGGGAAGTATACAGAAGTACCAACATTTGCAACTTCAGAAGCCACACCAGCACCAACTGGTAGTATCTGGGTAAAAACTTCTGTGGTTGGTAGTGGAGCTAATTGGGTGGTGAAAAGATTCAATGCATCAACTGGTGCATTTGCTACTATCGCAGCTCCGGTCTATGAGGACAAAGCAGCAGCCATTTATGGACTAGATGCACTAGGTGGTGGATTCAACCTAGCGGTGGGTACACTGTATGTTGATTATTCAACACTAACTGATTTTCCTGGTACATTTAAAATTTGGCGTCGTTACAAAAGTGGTGTAACTAAAGTTACCGGCTCGGTGCCAGTTAGTGCAAACCCATTCACTATTGGTCATACTTTTAAATTGGCAGTCACACAACCTGAACAAAGCACTATTGACGAGTACACCTTTACTGTTGCTGAAACCAGCGTAGACGGGTTCGTAAAGTTGATACTTGGCAAAGGCATTCCAAATGTGTTTGCATCAAAAGAAAGCTCAGGCGCAATCAGTATTACACACAAAGCAGGTGGCGATATCTATCTAGTAGACACCACCGCAGGTTCAGGCAACCCATTGACTAATGCAGGCTTTACCAGCAGCACCAGTGGCATTCTTGTAGAGACAGTTGGAACATATTCAGGATCTTTACTAGCCACAAACTGGTCTGTACTTGACTATACCTACAGCACTGAAGAGCCTTATGTTGCTCCGGCCGATGGTACATTGTGGTACTATGGTAGTGCTGTGGAAGCAGATGTATTAATTTGCAGCACCACTGGGTGGAAAGGCTATCGTACAGTAACTAGCGATGCTCGTGGTTATAATCTAAGCCTAACTGATCCGAATGGTCCAATTTTTTCTGCTTCACGCCCAACACTACAAAGTGACGAAACTGCTCTTGTGGCTGGCGATCTTTGGGTTGATACTAGCGATTTAGAAAACTATCCTACTATCTACAGATACAACGGTAGTAAGTGGGTAGCCATAGATAACACAGACACTATTACTCAAAACGGTATTTTATTTGCTGATGCACGTTGGGATGCTGATGTTGATGGTAACGGTGACAGCATCGGTGGTATAGTAGATCCAATCAGCGGCGACTTGCCAGAAATCGCAACCATGCTGCTGAGTAACTATACAGACCTAGACTGCCCAGACTATCGTTTGTATCCACGTGGTACAATTCTTTGGAACACACGTCGTAACGGCTTCAATGTCAAACAGTATGTAAGTCAAGCATTTACAGAAGATGCGTACCCAGATGCTGATGTCAACAGTGGAAACAATTTGATTGGGGAAATCCCAGATATCGCAGCAACTTGGGTTACCGCTAGCGGCAATCAAGACGATGGCAGTCCATACATGGGGCATAAAGCTCAACGTCGCATGATAGTCAAGGCGCTACGTGCAGCAGTTGACAGTAACACACAAATACGTGAAGAACAGTTTACGTTCAATCTAATTGCTTGCCCAGGATACCCAGAATTGTTGGCAAACATGACAGCGTTGAACAATGACCGTGCAAACACAGCATTTATCGTTGGCGATACTCCATTGGATCTAGTACCAGATACAATTGAACTAACCAACTGGAGCAACAATGTTGCTACCACTGCTGACATCTATACAGGCTTGTTTTATCCAGCAGGATTAACAAATGATTTAGATGGTAATGAAGTGGTAGTGCCTGCAAGCCACATGGCACTAAGAGCTCTGATTCGTAACGATCAAATTGCTTATCAGTGGTTCGCTCCAGCAGGTGCACGTCGTGGATTGATTGATAATGCAACCGCAGTAGGATATCTAGACTATACTACCGGACTATTCACCAAGATTGGTGTACGTCAAAGTCTACGTGACAGTCTGTACACATTAAGAATGAATCCTATTGCTAACTTGCCTGGGTTGGGATTGGCTATATTTGGACAGAAGACTCGTAGTCCAATTGCACAAAGCACAGATAGAATTAACGTTGCACGTCTAGTGAACTATATTAGAAGTATTCTAGGCGGTATCAGCAACAGTTATCTGTTTGAACCAAATGACAAGATCACAAGGGATCAGATCAAACAGGCAATTGAAGGTGCTATGAACGATCTAGTGGCCAAGAGAGGTGTATACGATTATCTAGTGGTTTGTGACGAAAGCAACAACACCAGCGATCGTATCGCAAGAAATGAATTGTATGTGGATATTGCCATTGAACCTGTAAAAGCAGCAGAATTTATTTACATTCCAATTCGCTTGAAGAACCCAGGCACTATAGCAGGAGCGGGCATTTAATAGGCGTATATTATGAAGCGGTTACTCCGCTTCATAATTTGCCAAAAATGAGCTAAATAAGAATATAGGAGACAACAAACATGTCCGTAGCAAGTTTAACAAGATTTACAGTGCCACTGGCTTCAAGCCAGAGTGCAAGCGCACAAGGCCTTTTAATGCCAAAACTGGCATACCGTTTTAGAGTAAGTTTTGAACAGTTTGGCGTGAGCCAACCAACAACAGAATTGACCAAGCAAGTGATGGACTTTACTCGTCCAACAGTACAGTTTGGCGACATTGTGGTTGATGTTTACAACAGCAAGATTAAACTTGCAGGCAAACCAGAATGGCAAGATGTAACTGTGAACCTAAGAGACGATGCAGCAGGTAATGTAAGTCGTTTGGTAGGCGAGCAGCTACAAAAGCAATACGACTTTATGGAACAGGCCAGTGCCAGTTCCGGTATTGACTACAAGTTCATCACACGCTGCGAAATGCTTGACGGCGGCAATGGTGTACTACAGCCAAATGTGTTAGAAACTTGGGAATTATACGGGTGCTATCTACAGCAAGTAAACTACGGAGAAGTCAACTACGCCAGCGGTACAGACATGGTTAAAATTGCTTTAACTATTAAGTTTGATAATGCGGTGCAAACACCACTTGGGTCTGGTGTTGGCGGCGATGTTGGCCGACTATTAGGCGTAACAGCTACTGGTTAATCCAGACGAAACACTTTAAATCAAACCCGGCATAAGCCGGGTTTTTTTATGAGATAAATATCTTAAAAGAGTCATTATGAGTTTAAATCCTTACCTACAGCCACTTGGCGTTGAAAACATTGTGCATGATTATGCTCATGCCGACCGTGTGTTTAGAACAGATGCGTTTAGATTACACCCTAAACTTGCATTTCTTTACTATGTAAGAATAAATCTTGATCCTACTTACACCATGTTCAAAGGATTAAAACAAAAAGAAATAGGTGCATTGGTTAAAACTGCTTCCCTTCCAAAATTCACAATTGATACAAAAACTCTTAATGCTTATAATCGCGTGAATCTAGTACAAACAAAAATCAAATATGATCCTGTGATCATCAAGTTTCACGACGATGCTGCAAATATTATTAGAGAGTTTTGGTACGACTATTACAGTTTCTATTATAGAGACAGCGACCACGCAACAAGTTTATATCAAAGTTCTCACAAATACAATGTAAGACAAACAGACAAATGGGGCTATACATTACGTAACAGCCCTGATTCTGGTGATAAAGAACAATTTTCTTCTGTGACACAGTTAATAACCGACATTCAAATTTACAGTTTCCACGGAAAAAAATTCAGTGAAGTCACTCTGCATAATCCTATAATAACTGCATTTAGACATGGTGAACATGATTATGCTCAAGGTACAGGCATACTAGAGCATGAAATGCAGATCAGTTATGAAACTGTAACCTATGCAGACGGATACTTAACAGAAGAAGAATTTGGTGACGATATGTTGTTAAAATACGATCGTACACCAAGCGAACTATCACCGCAGAGTTTACAGCAAGCAGGCGTGAGCACAGTTCCCGGAAAAGGCACTGACCTAACTTATCAAAACGGACAAGTGGTTCGAGCCTCTACACAAACCAACTACTATCGTGGCGGGAGTATTCAAGCACAAAATGGATTTACTCAGACTGCCAAATCAGGTGGTCCTCAGGTGAAAACAAACAACAGTGTGTTTGCCACTGCCGGTAAAGCAGTGCTCGGAGGCATGATTCAATCTGCTATTCGTGGACGAAATCCTCTAAGTCAGTTTAATGTGTCAAATGCATCAAACCTGCTTTATCAAGCAGGCAGCGCAGTCGGTGGGCCAACCGGACAACGATTGATCGCATCCGGCGGATTGGTAAGAGCAGGACAGAGTATCATGAGAAACGGAGTTGGTCCTGGTAACTTTGGATCAGTTGCAGTAGCAGTACAAGCTCTCGGGCAATTGGGTGTACGTCCTGAAAATATTTTATCATCAGGTAAAAGTATTTTTAATGGCAGAGCCACAACCAACGGATCTCCTGTGGCGCAAACTCAAGGCACTTATACCACAGTACAAGCACCAAACTTTCCTAGTGTAAGACCAACTAGCACAGTGGAAACATCCAAGACTGGTATTTTTTCTAATCCTACATACACTGACGGAAACCCTAACACTATTAATGACAGTAGAAATATCACACCACCAAGCAATCAAGGAAGACCCGGCGGCGGCTACGGGAGATTTGTATGAGTAATAATGTAAATCTTGGCCCTATTGACACTGGGATAAAGGCTGTTGAATTTAATCCTAATCGTTATTTCAACAATTTAAGTTTGCCGCCAATAGAGGTAGCAACCAACGTGAGTCATGCTGTGCAAAGTTTTTTTGAATCATATACTCAAAACAAACGTAGTGCAGAAATTTTAGCCAGTGCAGTTATATTCACCAGTTCCAGTCAAGGCATTGACCCAATGGAAACTCTTGGCGAGTTTTTACAATTGCCTCCAGGGCAGCTAAACGACTTTTTGGTTACATTTTTAAATTTTAATAGAATAGGCACCAGTCTATTGGGAACTATCAATAATTTTAAAACAAGTAATCAGTTTGTTAAAAGAGCTATTTTAGTTTAACATGGCAAGAAATTACGCACAAGGAAAATTTCAAATGCGTAATCCCGCCAAGTATATTGGCAAAGGACAACCCACCTATCGCTCAGGGTGGGAAATGGTGTTCATGCAGTTTTGCGATAACAATCCTGCCATACTAAACTGGGCAAGTGAAAGCATCAACATACCCTATCGTAACCCATTCACAGGCAAGAGCACAATTTATGTGCCCGACTTTTTGATTGTTTATGAAGATAAAAACGGGCAAAAGCATGCAGAGGTTATTGAGATCAAGCCCTCTACTGAAACAACTTTGGAGAGTGCTCGTAACACTAGAGATAGAGCTTATGTAGCATTAAATCATGCCAAATGGGCTGCTGCCACGGCTTGGTGCAAACAACAAGGTTTGAGTTTTAGAGTGATCACAGAAAATCAAATCTTTCACCGGGGTCAAAAGCGGTAAATACCGTATGACCAAAAAATTAGAACAGTTGTTTGATTTACCCACCGTTCCTGATACGCTAGAAACTATTGAGGAACATCGTAGTACCATTCAAGAAATTGACCTAGCTATAGATAAAATTGATGCGGCATTGCCCACTGTACGTGATCTAGAAACTGCTGATCAAGAAATGGACGAGCTTGCTACTCTTGCCAAAGACAAATTTGACGATCTTATGGACCTAGGCATGAATGTGGAACCTCGCTATGCCGGTGTAATCTTTCAAACAGCAGGGGTGCTATTAGGGCATGCAATCACAGCCAAACAGGCCAAGCTGGATAAAAAATTGCGTATGGTAGACCTACAGCTGAAAAAGCTGCGCATAGATCAAATGGCTGAAAAAAATTCAGACACTACTGTACCAGTAGAAGGACAGGGTGTGGTACTGGACCGAAACGCACTGCTAGCAGAAATACTAGGCAAACGACCAGACAATCAAAAAGATAATAAAGCATAAATAGATAGTATAGGATCCTGCAATGAAAACCTTTAAAACCTACTTGCAAGAAAGTGTTAAAACCTACAGTTTTCGTGTTCGTTTAGCCGATTGCGAATGTACCGCAGAGCTAATGGACAAAATTGAACAGGCACTTTCTGCATTCAAACTGGTAGATATTACCAAACCCAAGAGCTTGCCAATCGCTCGTACCAATGAATTTTACAAATTAGGACCAGTTGGCCGTAATACATTTGACGTAGTAACAGCCTATCCTGCTAATCCTCCACAGGTGCAACAGGCTATCCATAATTGTTGTGGATTGCCTTTGAGTCACATCTATGTGATAAATGCAGGAGCAGATGATCAAGACGCAGCGGCAGAAGCAGCATCAGAGCACACAGATGGTGGAAAAGCTCTGCTGGCAGATCCTGAATTAAAACAAGATGACAATAATGCTCAAGATCATGTAGGATTGAAAAAAATTGATAGCCTTTTGAAAGAGCTGGAAAAGAACCGCGGAGTACAAACTCAGTACACTGGCATCAACGACAACATTCTAGTCAAAAGCGAAACAAAAGAAAAAACAGCTAAAACATCTAATGATGCTGTACAAAACAATCGCAGCCCACTCACAGACACCGGCGCAAAAGCAACGACCAAAAAAGTAAAGGCACTATAACATGAGCAAGCACAACGACATTTACAATATCCTGGGCAAGTTATCTTCTCTACAACCTAAAGAAGAAACCAAGCCAAGCATTCTTAAAGAGTTTGCTGAATCCAAGCCAGCTGATGTTGTACAAACCTTGAACACAAGATATCAAGAGCACAAACAGTTAAATGAAAGTGGTCTACAAGCATACCTAGGCAAAAAGAAGTATGGCAAAGAAGGTATGCAGGCACTACAAAAAGCCGGCCGCGACGGTGCTAGTAAAGAGAAGATGGCCATGATTCGTGCCAAGCACGACAAGATGGACGAAGCTGATTACAATGAAGACATGCTGAGCCCTAAGCAGAAAAAATTTGCAGCACTTGCAGAACCTAAGGACAAGATTACCTATGCTGATAAAATTGCCGGCGCCAAGAAAAAAGAAGAAGGCAATGAGTTCAGCGGCGAGCGGGCAAAGGCCAAAGCACAAAACAAGGATAGTTTCACTGTTGGCGGAAAAGAATATCCTGTAAAGGAAGGATTTGAAGATCAACATGATGTAGAAAACAAAGGCGAATACGATCAAGAAGGCGACATGGCCAAAGATGATCTAAGCACGATTGAAGACGCTGCACGTGAGCTGGATAGCATTTTATCAGCAGACGATAATCTGCCAGAGTGGGTACAAAGCAAGATCAACAAAGCCATGGACTATCTTGACACAGCAAGAGATTACATGAAAGCTAATTCAGAAGACGACAATCCTGAGATGAACGAGAGTGAGTACCAAGACAAAGTTAATAAGAGCAAGGTTCCTGCGTATCAGCGCAAGGCCAAAGGTGGAGATTGGAAAGTGAGCACAAAAGATTTAGATGATGAAGCCAGTAAGAGTCCCACAAGCCGTGCTGGATTAGAAAAATTAAAACAGCGCATGCGTGATGATGGTGTAATGGAAGGTTTCCCTACAGTAGACGATGCTCGTAAACGTGCTGAACAAGAAAAAGGCACAGGCAAGTTTGATAAGCAAACCACTGCTACTGGTACTCGTTACACTCGCAAGAGTGATACCTATAGTGACGATAATACAGAAACAGGCAGCAGCGATGCACCTAAGAAGCGCGGCCGTCCTAAGAAGCACACAGGACCAGAGCGTGTGACCAGCAAGGCCTGGAAACACAAAGGTGGTCGTAAGGTTAAAGAATCTATTAAACTAGAAACATTTGTTGAAGACACCATTGGTGAGCTTGATGCACTGCTACTAAGTGAAAAAGCAGTGAGCAAGCAACAACAAAAGTTTATGGGCATGGTCCACGCCATGCAAAAAGGCGAGAAAGTAAAAGGTGCCAGCAAAGAATTAAAAGCAGCAGCCAAGGGCATGAGCAAGAAAGATGCCAAAGACTTTGCTAGCACCAAGCACAAAGGTTTGCCAAGCAAAGTAACCGAAGGTATTAACTTCATGGAGATGATGCGTGAAACAGATCAGACAGTGGAAGAAATGCTGAATGAACTGCATGCAGAGTTGGACGAATACAAGACCACTGGACGCATGGGCGACAAGCTGCGCGATGCATTAGAATTGCATCGTCACAACAAAAACAAGATCATGGGCGAAGCAGAAACAGAAAAGAAACATTTCTTTCACAATCCTAACGTGCCTGACGATGAGCAATTACCACCTCCGCCAGAAGAAGTGGATGTTGAATTGAATGAACTAGCACGTCTAGCAGGACTGGGCGAAGTTAGTCGCGGAGAGTATATCAAGCAACAGGACGCGGCAGCAGAACAGTCTGGCAAAGACAAGTTCAATGCTTTTGGACAAACCTTTGATACAGATCAAGTGCATGAGTCTACTTGCAATATGACAGCCGAAGGTGAAATGTGTCCTAAGCATGGATTTGCTGAATGCGGCGCAATGTACGAAAGCAAAGAGTCAATTGCGGAATGCGGAGATATGAGTCCTATGAGCAATATGTCTGAACCCAAAAGTGGCATGAGTGTGAACACCAGTTTTGATACCAAGACCGGTCGTAAGACCATGAGTGTTACAGCAGACGGCGAAGCAGCAGAACAGTTGGCACAGATGCTAAAAATGGCGGGCATGAGCGACAGTCACAATCATAACGGGCCT